AGGTCCGGTCAGTGGATTCTGAACGAACATTTGCAGGCTGCCAATCGCTTTTCCAGGCTCGGGTTTCGACCCTCCGCTGATCTCCAACGAAGCATACTCTCGATCACAATTCCATGGGATGATGAGTTCAGTCCGATTATTCTTACTAAGATCAATCGTTGCACCTACGCAATTCCTGGCTTGTTTAAAGTTGGTAGTGGTAGGAATACCACTACCACAAGGAACATACGCAATGTACAACTGACCCTGGTGAAAGGTAGTCGGTAGGACCTCAACTGTGTACTTCAAGCTCCCACGCCATTTCTCGTAAAAGTTACTAACAGCACTCGGGGCCGTGTTCGTGAATTCGAAATATCGATTTGCTATGAACGCCGCTTTCGCAGGCTCATATGGGGCAACATTAAGCGGAGGCAAACCCCCGCTATCACGCATTGCCTTATCAAGTAAATCGGTTCCAACGACATCGGTTGTCTTCCAGTTAATAACTTTCAGTCTCGACGGTATTTTACAACGCGCCAAGAGATCACACACATCAACACTGTCCTTCTCTCCTAAGACATTTGACTGTTTGTCAGTGAAGTCGCCTGTCTTAAAAGCTGTGCTTAAAGTTTCCTTGGGTAGGTCACTCAAAGCCAACTGTCCTGCATCCATTCTAGGAACAGCGGGGGAGTCATGACTCAAACCGTAGCTCTTCATCACTCTTCGCCCTACTTCTCCTAACTTATCGATGACGGCACCACCGGCAGACGAGATTATCTGCTTAGCAGCACCCTCGATACTGTCCATCTGTCTCTCTCCTTCAACTCGGGTCTTTGTGAGCGCTTGTTTAACAGCTCTCACTTTCACCTTCGACAATCTTCTTCGCTCTTCTGCTTTCATCTGACACTGCATTCTAATCCACGCACACGCATGACACGCTCTTGAATCGGTTTTCTTCGAACCTTGGGAACAACTGTGATACATATTTTGTTGAGACATTGTATATGAGATTAAAAGCTGTATTATAGTAGTATCTGTTGTCACCATATGTAAGTTTAAAGAAAAACAACTGGACCTCGTGCTATCTGCTGGGTATCCATTCCAACAGAAACGCCGTGCACTCTCTGCACAGAGACACCTACTCAATTCTATCCTTGAAAAGAAACTAAGCTTACTAACACAAAACGTACTTATTTACATCACTAGCAAATCGACCTTTCGGGCCTCG